ATAGGTCATCATTAAGGTTTGATTATCGCCTATACCTACTGTAGCGTATTTGTTGGTAGGCACTCCACCTGAAGGTGTTGCTTCTGTTCCTACATATAAAACACCAGCGTTAGCACCGCCACTACCCGCAGTATTTACTACAATTCTATTAACTCTAAACCAAGTGCTGCCATTTAATTCAACACCTGTTTGACCATTTAAACTTACAGTTTCTACTTTTTCATCAAAATTATTATCTAGTCCGCTAACAGTAACAGTTCTTGCACCAGTACCTTCTGCTGTATCATCAGTAGAAGAGCTAGATATATAAAGAACTGAAGCTGAACCTAAATATGAATATAAACCACCTTGATCCCATACGGTTGCTAAAGCGGTACCTACAGCAGAATTAAAGCCAAACTTGTGTATGCTTTCGTGAAAGCTAATTTGTCCTCTTGCTACTTGTAGTTCAAAAGGTTCTGATGTTCCTATTCTTGTAATTGATGATACTTCTGACATTATCTTTTTTTCCCTTTATGCAATCCATGTCTTGCGTGTTGTTTACCTTTTCTTGTTGCTTCTCTTTTTTTTCTATTTGCTGCTGAAAGTTTTTTTCTTCCTGATGCAGTAGATTTTAATTTTTTAATTGTTGCTTTTGGTGCATATACTTCTCCAGTTTCACTAGATTTTTTACCGCTAGGAGTAGTCCATTTTTGTTTTGTCCATCTTTTTAAACTTCTTTGTGTTTTTTTTAATGGCATTTTATTCTCCGAATATAACTATATATGCATCTGTTTTTTTTGGTTCATTAATATACATTCTTTCATAATTAAAACATATATCATGTTTACCATCAGAAATGTTATCTAATAATTCCCAAAATGATTCTCGACCAGGATCAACCATAATTAATTGTTTATCATTATCATTTAAATATTTAATAAGATTAATCCATAAGTCAGTATGTGTATTCCAAAAACAAACATCTACTGCTATGTATGTATCAAAATTTAAGGGCAAAGGTTTAGAAAAAATATCTTGTAAAATAAATTTAGGCTTTACATTCATTAAACTAGACATTAAATCAAAGTATGGTTTAACATTTTCATCAGCATCCATGCCAACAGCATATGCTCCTTTACTTTGTAAATAATGTGTTAATGCACCCCAACCACAACCTAAATCTAAAATTTTATTATTAATAATTTCCATTTCATCTAGTGCTTCTATAATAACCATAGAAGAATCCCAGACTTTATTTCCGTGTAAAGTATGAACTTTTGTTTTACGTTTAAGTTTTTTAATCTCTGGATGAGATGATGTGGGTATTTCTATGTTTTTAACCCATAGACTATTTGTAGCCACCGCCTTTTGCCTTATATTTTTTTGCTAGCATTTGTGCTTTTCTAGCAGACCATTGTCCAGGTCTACCACCTTTACCACCTGCTTTTATGCTATTAAATAATCTTTTTCTTAAAGATGGTTTAGTGTAATTACCAGCTTCATTTACTCTAGATTTTTTTTTAGCTCTGCTCACAATAATTTAGATATGATTCCAATACTAGAAGTAATAAGCAAAAGATATAAACCCCATATCATATTTTCAAGTCTTTTAAACTTGTCTTGTCCTTGGTCTAATCTTTTTTCTATATTTTCATATCGAATAGCACATTCTTTTTCATGTGATTCTATTTTAGACATAGCTTCTTTTATTGTTGCCATTTACTTTTTAAATTTAGATTTAACTTTATTCCAAAGTTCAGGCTTAAATCTTTCAATAGACCAAGCTATCACTACTGCTACTACTGCTAATGGTATTAATACTTCCATATTAAACTCCTTTAAAATATGCTGGCAATCCAATCATTGGTCTACCATCATACTTGTTACTTTCGGCATCTTTGCCATTTTTATCATTATAATGTAAAAACACTTGTCCACAATCTTTACCTTCAAAAGGTTCACGCCAATGCTCTAATTCACAACCACGATACATCAGCATATCGCCTGCTTTAAGTTTAACTTCTATACCATCTTTACCCTCTTCACCTGATGGCTCTAAAAAGATTGACCAATCATCACCACCTAAGTTCATGGTGGTAGATATCTCGCAAGAATATCTATCTTTATGTCTTTTTAATTCATCACCTTTTTTATAGATTCTTGCATACGAATAAGTTTCAGTTAGTTTTACACCTGATTCTTTTTCCATAATAGGTTTAACTTTTTGCAATAAAGTTTCCATAACGATATCGCTATAATGCGAATAAGTTTCAGGTATTTGTTGATCGTTCCAAACTCCAAAGTATTCAGTAAATTGTGAGATATATTTTTCATCAAACAAATGTCTTGCTACTGCTCGTTTATTTAAAAAGTATTGATAACAAAAATCTGCTAACTCTTTTGATATAGCACCTTTAATTACTTGGTATTTATTTTTCTTAAAGCTCATCAAAAATCTCTTGGTTCAGGGTTATCATCCAATATTATAATAAACAGTAAAGTAATTCCTAAAATTAATAAAATAAAATCAATCATCTAAATGGATATCCTAAATTCCAACACACTAAAGAGTGTCGTATTCCTTTGGTTACTGGTTTGACTCTATGCCAAACAAAAGATGGAAAGATAATCACGCTACCTTTCTTTCTAATTTCTTCGCATATTCTTGGCTGTGAGCCTTCGTCTGTATTTCTAAAATCAAACTCTAAATCTCCGCCTTCATATTCTTCAGGATCGGTTAAAGATACAGTCATGCTAAGTTTTCTTAACTTACCATGCACATTTTGATTTTCAGGATTATTGTAAGGTTCTTCGCAAGAGTCGCAATGCCAGTCATAATACTGACCAACTTTATATTCAGTAAATTGACAAGACTCGCTAAAATCCCATTCGAAATTCCACCCAGCGTTATAATTTGCTTGATGGATGTAAGGTTGTATTTCTTTGTATATCCATCTTTCTGACATCCAAACAACATCAGACTTGCGTTTCTTTTGAATGTTTTTAAGCTCTAGTTTGGTTAATTTGTCTTTACTAGCACTACCTGTAATGGCGGTTTCTTTTTCTTGTTCTTGACCATAACGAACTATGTCATCACATATTCTTTCAGGTATAGCTGACTGAAAGTACCAGTAATAATATTTTAGATTCATCTTCTCTCTCTTAAGAGATCAGTATAATTTAGATGTAATTTAAAAGAAAGGTTGTTGTTAGTTTGTCCAATCACCAGCTTTGACTTGTCTAAAAACTTGTCTTAAATCCCAAACGCTTGAGGCTCCTATGGTTTCAGGTTCATTAACAATAACAACACCTGAACCGCCTACCGCTCCTGGAGTTGAAGCTGCAGGTTGATATGGATATATAAACATTCCCCCTGCACCGCCTCCGCCTGTATTTACTGTGCCATCTGTTCTATAAGGACCTATTGGATTGGATGGATCATAAAGTCCTGTGTTTCCTCCACCGCCTATTCCACCATTAAAATAATTCAATGGTTCTGTTTGGTCAGGACTTGCACCGCCTCCTGCTCTATAAACAGGTGAGCCAGTAATGCTTGAGGATAAACCAGCACCGCCAACAGAACCTGAATTAGCATCTATAGTTGACACATCTGTTCCAGCTGCTCCTGCTCCACCACCACTTCCTATACCTGCGGTTGCAGGTGAAACATTTCCCCCTCGATTTCCTTGTCCTGGTGTTCCTGTTCCACCATTACCACCACGATAGCCACCACCACCTGAACCGCCTGGACCTCCATCTCTAGGAATACCTGAGATACCTCTAACTCCACGACCACCACCTGTAGCTGTAAGAGGTGATGCTGATCCAAATATTGAAGGATTACCTGGTTCACCTCTAGTTACTGGTTCTAATCCACCTTGAGGGTCAAACTGTCCTGCTGCTCCACCTGCTCCAACTGTTACTGGTACAGGACTTGAAGGTAAAGGATGAGAAGGAACTTCTAAATGTCCTCCTGCACCACCACCTGAACCTGTGGTTGATGCACCACCGCCACCACCAGCTACAACTAATACCCAAGCATTACTTGTTAAAGGTTGAGCAGTAAATGTTCCTGAAGAATTAAAGGTAGTAATTTGTTGAGCTTGCGTTGTAACTGTTTGTGCTGCTCCGATTAATCTAGGCATTTGTCCATGTCCCTGCTTTCACATTGTCATAAAGGGCGTTCATATCCCATACTCCTGAGGCATTGGCTATTGCTGGTTCTTTAATAATAACAATTCCTGATCCACCTGCT